CGAACAATACCGAGATAGCTAACCCACCCGAGGGCGTTACGATCAATATCGAAGACGATGTTGCAGGAATGAAGACGGTAGAAGAAGTTCCAAAACTTCTAACAGACGAAACTGTCAACAATGTTGCAGCAGAAGTCCCTGTGGAAACTGTTACAAATACTAACAACCCGTTTGTTCCGTATAATACTGCGTATGTTCCTCCAGAGGGAGACGATAACGATGATCCTGTGACTCCAACGTTTACTGAAACAGATGACGGGGTGACCGTTGGTCTACCTGTAGACACGGGCGGCGGCACTGTAGCTCCTGCTCTTGGCGTAAATGTTTCTGGTGATCCTGTTATGGAATGTCCAGAAGGGTACGAGCTTGTGGATGCACCTAACGGTCCTACCTGTGTTAAGATCGAAGAGTCGTATCGATTACGAGCGGGTGCAGGTACTAGACCATACACAGGGCAGACTATACGTCCTGGGGACACGGGCCCCGGACAACGAAGACAACAATACGATAGAAGGACCTATACGGCGGCTACATCTAAATGAACTTACAAGCACTACCAGAAGAAGCGTTAAAAGAAATCTTGGCCTTAACCGAGGCCAAGAAACGCATGGATTTAAGGGAAGAGGCTCACGAAAGCTTCATGCCCTTTGTCCACCATGTGTATGATAATTTCATCGAGGGCCGTCATCACCGGATTATTGCCGAAAAACTTGAACGTGTTGCGCGAGGAGAACTCAAGAGATTGATTATCAACATGCCTCCGCGTCATTCGAAGTCTGAGTTTGCATCCTACTTGATGCCTGCTTGGTTTCTAGGTAGAAATCCTAAATTAAAAATCATCCAAGCTACGCACAACACTGAGTTGGCAGTGCGATTTGGACGTAAAGTGAGGGATTTAATCGATGACCCTGAGTACAAAACTATATTTCCGGATACAAATCTTAAAGAAGACAACAAAGGAGCGGGTACTTGGGGCACGGACAAGGGTGCGGAGTATTTTGCGGCGGGTGTGGGCGCTGCCATCACGGGTCGTGGCGCGGATTTACTCGTCATTGATGACCCGCATTCGGAACAAGATGCGTTAAGCTCCACTGCATTCGACCATGCATACGAATGGTACACCTCTGGACCTAGACAGCGTCTACAGCCGGGTGGTGCGATCATAATTGTTATGACCCGTTGGGGTAAGAAGGATTTAACAGGCAGATTACTGGCCCAACAGGGCAGTGATGTCATGTCTGACAAGTGGGAAGTTGTAGAATTTCCTGCAATTATGCCTAGTGATAAGCCGTTGTGGCCTGAGTTCTGGGAAAAAGATGCGCTTTTATCTATCAAAGCGTCTTTGCCCGTGGGAAAATGGAACGCTCAGTGGCAGCAGAACCCCACAGGGTCTGAATCTGCTATTATCAAACGAGAATGGTGGAACCGTTGGGAAGAGGAAAAGATCCCTCGGTTGGATTATGTATTGCAGTCTTATGATACAGCGTTCTCCAAGAAAGAATCTGCCGACTATTCCGCAATTACTACTTGGGGTGTGTTCAAACCAGAAGAAGGTGGCCCAGATCACATTATTCTGTTAGACGCACAAAGAGGACGCTGGAATTTTCCAGAGTTAAAAGATCAGGCTTTCGAAGAATACGAATACTGGGAGCCGGACATGGTTCTGATCGAGGCAAAAGCTACAGGTACGCCTTTGATTCAAGAGCTAAGACTTAAAGGTATCCCTGCACTGGGGTTCTCCCCAGGTAAAGGGAATGATAAAATTAGCCGGATGCATATGGTAGCTCCTATGTTTGAATCAGGAATGGTATGGGCTCCGGACGATAAGAAATTTGCAGAAGAAGTCATTGAAGAAGTAGTTTCATTTCCCAATGGTGACAATGATGACTTTTGTGATAGTATGACTTTAGCACTAATGCGTTTTCGACAAGGCGGGTTCATTTCGTTAGACGGAGAAGACGATGGGGATGACTTCGTCCCTCGTAAACGGGAGTATTATTAATGGCCTTGCCACCACGCCCAATGGGCCCAGTTGATTCTGGAATTAGAATGGAAGATATGCTGCCTACAGAGGCGTCTGTCGATGTAGATGTAATGCAGCCAGAAGAATTTGAAGGCGGAGCCGAAGTTCTCGATGACGGTCAGGGCGGAGCTATTATCCAATCCTTGATGGAATCAATGGAAGGTGTTGAAGTTGAGATCCCTCTAGAACATGACGCCAATTTAGCAGAAGAACTGGACGAAGCCTACTTAGGTGAGTTGTCTTCGGATCTTCGCGCCTCATATGAGGATGACTTGGAGTCTCGTTCCGAGTGGGAAGAGGCGTATACTAAAGGTTTAGATCAGTTAGGTATTAAACAACAAGAGCGCACACAGCCTTTCCAAGGTGCGTCCGGTGTTACTCACCCGTTGATTTCAGAAAGCGTAACTCAATTCCAAGCACAAGCATATAAAGAGCTTCTCCCTTCGGGTGGCCCAGTTAAAACTCAAGTCTTAGGTCTGCAAGATCAGGCTCGAGAAGATCAGGCCACCCGAGTTAAACACTTTATGAACTATCAGATCATGGAAGTTATGGAAGAGTTCGATCCGGATATGGATCAACTGTTGTTTTATTTGCCGTTGTCGGGTTCTTGTTTCAAGAAAGTCTGGTTCGATAATTCTAAGCAACGGGCTGTGGCGCAGTTTATTCCTGCACAAGATCTTGTTGTTCCTTACGCCGCATCTGATTTAGCTACCGCTTCTAGGGTTACCCACGTCTTGAAGATGGATGCTAATGCCATCCGTAAAATGCAGATTGCAGGTATATACCGTGACGTAGAGTTAAGCACCTATGAAGGCGATGATGATGAGGTCCGTCAAAAAGTTGATGAGATCCAAGGCACGTCTAAGACATACATGGACGATGTCTACACTATTTTAGAGATGCATGTTGATTTGGACCTAGAGGGTTTTGAGGACATGTCTCCTACGGGAGAACCGACAGGTATTGCTCTTCCTTACATTGTTTCTGTTGACGAAGGCTCTGGTCATATTCTTTCTGTTCGCCGGAACTTCCAAGAGGATACTCCTTTAGCGAAGAAGCAACAGTATTTTGTTCATTATAAGTTTATGCCTGGATTAGGATTCTACGGCTTTGGTTTAATCCACATGATTGGTGGTTTGGGCCGCGCAGCTACAAGTATTCTTCGCCAGTTGATCGACGCCGGAACCTTGGCTAACCTCCCTGCTGGGTTCAAGGCTCGGGGTGTAAGGGTTCGCAATGACGATGAGCCCTTACAGCCCGGAGAATGGCGAGATATTGACGCTCCTGGTGGCAACATCAGGGATGCTATTATCCCGCTCCCGTACAAGGAACCTTCCGCAACCTTACAAAACCTACTTGGGACGCTCATAGAAGGCGGTAGACGCTTTGTTCAGCTTGCTGACCAGCAAACAGGTGATACCAACGCCAACGCCCCTGTAGGGACCACTGTGGCGCGTCTAGAGCGCGGCATGAAAGTTATGTCTGCGATTCACAAGCGACTGCATTACGCTCAGAAGCAAGAGTTTAGAGTTTTAGCTAGAATCTTTAGGGACAATCTTCCTCAAGAATATCCATATGATGTTCAAGGTGGAGATCGTATGATCATGGCTGCGGACTTCGATGATCGAATTGACGTAGTTCCTGTAAGTGATCCAAACATCTTCTCTATGGCGCAACGTGTAACTTTAGCTCAAACGCAGCTACAGTTGGCGCAATCAAACCCAGAGATGCACAACCTACATGCAGCATATAGACGTATGTATCAGGCACTAGAAGTACAAAACATAGATGAAGTTCTTCCTCCTCCTCCTCAACCGGAGCCGTTAGACCCTGCGATTGAGAACGCTAGGGCGTTGATGGGTGAAATACTTACAACTTTTCCAGATCAGGATCATGATGCCCACATCCGCATTCACTTAATGTTTATGCAGACTCCTTTGGTTTCTACTTCGCCACAGGTCATGGGTACGTTTTATGCTCATGTGATGGAACACATCTCTCAAAAAGCTCGTCAGATGGTTCAGTTCGAGATTGCTGGTATAATCCAACAGGCGCAAGCTTCTGCAAATACTGGTAAGATTGATCCTCAAGCTGCTCAAGCTCAGATTGCAAAAGTCCAACAGGATATGCAGAACCCTGCTGAAATGGAAAAACTAATCTCCATGCAGACAGAGCAGTTAATAACTGAAGTTATGCCTCAGATGATGCCGCAGGGTAACAGTCCAATGGACGATCCTCTTGTACAAATTCGTATGCAGGAACTTGATCTGAAGCAAAAAGACCTTCAGCGCAAGACTGAAGAGGATCAAGGACAGATGCTTGTAGAGCTCCAGAAAATGGAACAACGCGCTACTACAGACGCTGCAAGGATAGAAAGCCAAGAGGATATTGCGGAACAACGTAACGAAGTTAACCGCGAAAGAATCGATGTGCAGCGAGATAAGATGAACAGGGGGTAAGATGAGCAAGTTTAATGGGATTCGCTTATTTGCAGCAATGTTCTTTTTCATTGCTGTGGGAAACGCTGTCTTTGCTGATGATGATGTAATAAAAACGGACACTAACAGCACTGTTACGTCTACTGGTTCGATGGATACTACTGTTAAAAGTCCGCCGCCTTCTGCGATTTCTCCCCAGATTAGCAATAGTAACTCAGATTTATGCACGGTAGGTGTAGCTGGTGCTGTGCAGACACAGATACTTGGTATCTCAGCGGGGCGCACTGTCAGAGATATGAACTGTGAGAAACTAAAGAACGCCAAAACTATGTACGATATGGGCATGAAAGTTGCTGCCGTATCCGTCATGTGTCAGGACGAAAGAGTGTTTGAAGCCATGCTCAACGCGGGGACGCCCTGTCCCAAGGATGGGTTGGTGGGGGACAAAGCTAGGCTGGCATGGGAAATGCAAGCTGTTGATGATCAAATTAAATATGAACAGAACAACCCAATGAGAAAGATTTTCAATGAAGATGTTGAAACTAAATTGGGCTTGGGCGTTATTTTTAGCACTCTGGCCTTCTTATTCCTCATGTGATCCCTATAGCTATGGGGCAACAGGGAACGCGGCGTCCACAGCACTAAGCTGGGGGATGGGTTCTGTTCTGCCTGATGTCCCAGGGCTTGATATAAACGGTCTTCTTTACAGATACACCACTGTGAAAAACCCAGAGGATGATATGAAAGTTCATGTTAGCAATAAGAAGGCTAACGCAAGTGGCTATATCTTTCGAGAAACCGACGATTGGTCGGGAGTTCCCGGCAACACTATTGTCAAATCGTTTCCCCTCGCTAACATTCCAGCTACCCAATGGGGTGCAGGTTCGATTGATATCGAAGGCAAAGGCTCGGTCAAAAACGCTGTGGTTATATATAGCTATAGGCTCGACGAGTGCTTTGACCCGCAGTCCAACCCGAACTGTCCGGGGTATGTAAAGCCTATGCCTAAGATACCAGAG